CTTTAACAATGGTTTCCCGTTTATTGTTATATCTCCTTTTTCATTTTTGCCTATCTCTTTTACTGTTATCCGTTTGTTCTTAAATTTCCCACCTAATATAACATCTCCAATCTCAATAGGAATAGTAATTGCTTCTTTTATATACTTGTAGAATTTCATTTCATTATCCCCTTAAACCATTTGATTTGTTCTTCATATTGCTTGTATTGATTAGGCCAATGAGATATGGCAAAAAGTTCAGCAAATGCTTCTGATGCTGCAAATGCTTGTTTTCTGGAATAATCTGTTGTATATGTGTCTCTCCATCCATTAGGAAGTCCATGAAATTTTTCGTATCTGTGACCCAATTCGTGAACAATTATATACAGCAGATGTCCATATAATTCATTATCTACCTTTGCATTATGTCTTACCCAAATTTCATCTAACTGTGATTTGTACTTTGCTCTTGGTCTCATTTGGGTAGAGGACTTAAATACCACTTTAAAAGACTTTTGTAATGCCTTTTTGTGGAAACCTTTAAAGCTCTTTAAGAGTTTAGCTATCGCCTTTGACTTCTTTTCAAATGTTTTTTCAGCTAAAGGAGAAGTATTAAGATAAGTAACATTACCTATTTTTATTTCTTCTACTCTATCTTTAAGAAATAATTTTTCAAATTCTTCTTTTGAAGTCCAAGATAAAGTGTTGCTGATATTATCCCATGACAGTAATCCATATTTCTTGTATGACTCTGCTTGATGTATCAAGAATTTTAACTGCCCAAATTCTTTCTTCTTTCCTTTTGGTGCTCTACCAGATTTGGGAAATCGTTCTATCCATTTGATAAAATCATCTTCTGTAGCAAAAGCTGTTTGTCCTTCTCTTAAATAACCGTAAAACTTCATAGATTAATATCCATATACGTTAGTATCGTAGTTGTTATCTTCATAATCAAAGATATCATCACTTTCTTCTTCTAAATCAAGATTATCTCCAAAAGCAGAAAGTGGTTCAGTTGTTGTATCTTTAACAAGATTTGTATCAGTAGGTTCTCTTGTAAATCTTGTAATATTTCTTGCTGATTGAGATTCATCTGAAAATCTATAAGGTTTAAGTACAAATCCCCATATCATTTTCTTTAATTGAAAAATCTTTTCTTCTTCATGGACATCAGCAATTTCATATGCTCTATCATTCCAAATAGTAAGAATAACATCTCCTGGTTTAGGATGATATCCTGCCGATACATCTCTTGAAAGTGTAAATTTAGGAGTACTAGCCCAAGATATTACTTCTTCAGAATTGATCCCAAATCCAGTTGTTAATGTTGGTTCATCTGTAGGCTCATATATAAGTTTAGTTTCATAGGGACCAAAAAATCTTGTAGCTGGATTTTCTCCATAAAGATAATCTTTTCTTCTTGATTCATCCCTTATATAATATCTAGCTATTACACCTGAAATGTCAGTAAATTCAGCAATAATACTTTCAAATAAATCATGCTCAACATTATCTTGAAGATGATGTAATTGCCACAATGGTTTTGTACTATTAATTCCCATATTATTTTATTATTATCCTGTTTTTTCTATTTTTTTCATTATAATAACTTTTCATGTGCTTCCATAATTACCATTAAAGCTTCTTCTAATCTTTTTACTCTTTTTTCTAATTTAGCAATTTCTATATTTTCATTAGTTGCTTTTTTTCCATGTATTTTAGATCTTAATGAATTCATTCTTCTTTGCATTGCTTCATCAATTGCACTAAAATCAGTATCATCATATTCCAAATTATTATTTTCTTTAACTGGATTGTTATTAGTTGGATCTCCTAATGGTACTCCTATATCTTTACCATTTGCACTAGCACTAGTTCTTGCTTCTGCATATATTTGTTTTTGAATATTATCCATATTTATTTTTTTAAAAGCTGTACCATCTTGTAACATCTTCTCATATGCTGTTAATTCTGACATATTGCTTCTCCTTTTTTATGCTAATCTTAAAAGTTTTTTATAATATTTTTCCGCATCACTATATTTAGGAAATTTTCTCAGTTCTATTGATTCTTTGCCATCAAGATCATATTGTCTAACAAATCCAGATTTTCCTTTTTTTAATTTTCCTGCTTTGGATTCATTTTTTTCTTTATATAACTGATATAATATATTCATATCAGATTTTTTTTCCTTTTTTAATTCAACTTCACTTCCCATTATATGTTTGGGTACTTTTGTAATTTTTATTGCTTCCCCTATATATTTTTCTATTAAACCCATATGTTACTCCTTTAAATCTATGCCTAATATTTTTTTAAATAACATTCTTATACCTGACCAACTTTTCTTTCTAATCATTTCTTCCATTTTTTTTATATCTTTTGATTCGGCTTTTTTATAAAACATTACCATTTCTTCAAACCCAATATTACCAGCATAAGAAGCTTCTTTAACTATTTCTTCTTTTATTTTTTCTTCAGCTTCTTCTTCACCTTCATCTTCTAATTGATCCCAATTAGGATCAAGTTCTTCAAGAATAAATTCAAATTCCCCCACATGCTTCTTTTCTTCTTTAGCAACATCTAAAAGGATTTCTTTTAAATCTTTATTTTTAACTTGAGTAGCCATAGATTCATAAAGATTAGCAGCATCTATTTCTGCAACAATAGCTAATCTTGCAATTTGGATATCTCTTTCTTTTGGTGGAAGTTTAATTATTCCATCATATTTAATGAATAACTCATTTAATACCTTTTTCTTTACATCTTCTACTAAATAATTTTTGAATTTACCCATAATTATACCTTTTTAACTATTTATCCTACTATTATACCATATCCCATATACCCTTCTTCTAGTCTGAGGGTTTCTTCTAATCTTTCTTTTTCAGTTATACCTTCTTGTAATAAAGTCTCACCATCTAACCCCAATCCAACATTACCAATTGAAGCAAAGTTAGTAAATTTACTTCTAATTCTACCTAAAATTATTTTACATTCAGCTAATGCATAGTCAAATATCCAATCCGAAGTATAAAAACTGCTATCAGAATCACCAGAATATATACCTGTTCTTTTCCATGTTGATTGAGAAAGATCTGTTTCCATACCAGCAGAATGACTACCTTCTATCATATAAGATCTAACAAGAATAAATCCAGGTGAATCATATGTTTGTGTAACACCATTTTCATTGACCAAATCTAATGCATTTCCAGAAGGTGGAGCTGGTTGTACTTCTAATTGATTTGTATATTTATGATATTTATAATTATATATAGAAGGAGTATATTTATCTACCGTTTTAAGAAAATCTCTTGCAATGTGATAACTTACAAGTGAATATCCATAACCTCCTGTCCAGATAAGTGGATCATAAATACCTCTACTATATAAGAAATTATCTACAGTAAAAAGAGTATTAATGCCGTAATGTGCGCCTTGATCCTCATATTCAACAATATCAACAACACCTACAGGAAGATCATAAAAATTTTGTCCTGCTAATAAAAGTACAGTAAAATATGTTTCTACAGTAGCATTACCTGCTCCCCATTTTACCCATTTATCCTTAGCATAATCTATAGTATCATAGATTTGTTGAGTAGTTAATTCTACTTTTACTACAGGGGCACCTAATCTTCTTTTGATTAATTCAGCTAAATCACTTTTACCTTGTGTTATATTTAATGCCATTTATATTCTCCCTATTTCCAAGTAAATCCAGCTTTATTGACTATCTTTTTATTTTTTTCTAATTCTTTTTCATAAGATGGATGTTTTTTACCAGGAAGATTAAATTCATGTGCAACTACTTTATTTTTAGAATTATCAACTACAATAATATTAATATTTCCTTTTGGTAATTGATTATCCATTGCTATTTGAGATTGATATTTTATTATATCCATATCATTATATGCATTAAGTTCTACAGCACTTTTAAATTTCTTTTCATTTTTCTTTTTCCAATATATAGTATATTTTGTTTCGCATAAATATTTCTCTATTAAGTAATTCTTCATATTATATTCTCCTGATTGCTCTATGTATATTTATATTTTTTTACCTATTCAAAAACACTTGAATTAGTTAGCCATGACCAATCATCTATATCATCTTCAATATCAGATAAAATACCCCAAGCATCAAGATATTCTTCATCTGTTTTGGGTTCATCTTTAAATTTCCATTCTTCTTCAAGAACATTCATTTCAAATAAATAACATGCCCAATATAAAGCATCTACAAGATCATCTGGTTTATCTTTACCAAAGAACTTACCTTCTTCTTCAATATAAGAACCTAACTGTTCAATTGTTTCTTTATCCCTAAGAAGTACAGATCCATCTTCAATTAATTTTTTCATTAAAAGTACTGCTTTAGGTTTGGTATTTTTATTTGATCTGATACCAAGATTAGCAGTTTTTTGACCAGAATTTACTAGGTTTTCATTTTCAAAATTCCACCAAAGTTGACTAATAACGGCAGATCCTTCACCATTATTTTCACATAAAACATGTGCTCCATTATAATAAATAGAAAGTTTATGAATTATTTGAGAAAATTCATAAACATCTGTCATGTTATCTTGAAAACAAGCTACTTGTTCCATATCTATAGGAGTTGTAGAATTTATTTTAAAGATTTGAATACATCCATCATGTTCTCCTGTACCTTTTGATGGATCAACACCAATTACATATCTAGCACCATCAATTGGTTTTTCCCATACTCTTAATCTATCTTTAAGATCAAAAAATTCAGGATCAACAGGCATTTTAAGAATTGTTCTTAAACATTCTGGATGAATAACAGTGTTTGTAGATCCAAGAAAATGACAACCAAATTCTTGATTAAAACCATGAATACCAAGAATTCTAATTTGATCTTTTGCCCATTGTTTGGTTTTACCTGGAATAGATTCCCATGTAACCATTTGTGGTTGAAAAGAATTCCAATCTTCTCCTTCTATATTAGCACCTACCCATAATCTATGGAAGATGTTAAACATCCCGTTAGGAGTTGAAATAATAATAACTTTAGATGTTTCAGAAGATGAAATAGTAGGATAGTTACTTGCCCAAAATTCTTCAGCATTATTTTGAGGAACGAAAGCAAACTCATCACAAATAATAATATTCATAGGCCAACCACGAAAAGCATCTTGAGTGGTAGCCGAAATAATTAACTTAGTACCATTATCAAAAGTAATTGTTGTTTTAGCATATTCTGTTACTCCTGGTTTTAACCATACTGGAAGAACTTCATACATTCGTTTCATAGTATCTAAAATTCTTTTTGCAGAAGATTCTTTATTAGATACCATTCCAATATTTTTTCTTTCATGAAATATAGCATACCAAAGAGCATATGCAGCAACTATTGTGGTCTTGCCTGACTGTCTCGACCATAACCCTATAAAAAATCTATTATTTTTTAATAATTCAATTGTTTTTATTTGATATTCTCTTGGTTCAAAAAGTA